AACCAGTAATGGAAATCGTAACCCCAATTCCACGATTTAGCAGAATTTGACCAATAGAGAACTGTTCCACATTCCGCTGTGAAGTTATACGCCTTCTCCATAAACTGAGCACGATACAAACAAGTATTCCAACCGATAAGTGGTTCAATACCCTTAAAATTGTCTAAATTTTTTACTATTCCTCTTGATGTCTCCATTGTGATTGATTTTACACGAAGTTAGGAAATAGTTTCAGATAAATTCATTTCTTTGGAGAAATAGTTTTCCAAAATTTCTTGTCCTGACCAAACTTCATACTCATAACAAGAACTTTCCCAACGCTCGATGATTTTCGCAAAGTCGTGTTTACATAATCTTATGATTCTGTTTGAAAGTTCTGTTAGAGATTCCTCAGTGTATTCCATATCATATTCAGACAAATAATCCTCTACATCTGATTCTATGTGGGTTACAACATCATTTACACCCCATATTCTACCATCCACGAAATCAGGATGATTAACTACTTCTGACCAAAGTTCATTTAATGTTTTCATTGTTTATTGATTTTGATGATTAGGAATTAAGTTCTACGATAAATCTGTGTGACTCATTGAATCTGTCTGCGAGGTCATTTTCTTCTTCTGACCAACCTCTTTTGAGGTCGACATCACGAAGATATGTAATCCATTCTTGGATAATTTCGATTTCTCTTTGTGTAAGAGGTACTTGAAGTTTTGAACCAGTCATAGTGTTGTTTTTTACAAAGTTAAGGAATTGATTGATACTACCAAAATTATTTTTTCTTTTCGTTGAAATAATCTCCTGTGGTTACATCAACAGACGCACACAGGGCGAGAATCGCGAAGTAGGTCTTAGAGTCCAACTTAGAGTCAACAAATTGAAAATGGTTGGTTTCCAAGTCCAAATAAAATTCCCCCTTGTTGTTAATCCATGAAACCGTTGTGTTTGATACGGAATCAACTTCATCGTTAATCCAAACAGATATTCTTGATACGAAATCTAATAATTGTAAATTGGTCATAGTTCTTGATGTTTTAGAGAAACGAAGATACAACTATTTCTCATACCCACAAAAAAAAAACCTGAATTATTTCAGGTTTTCATTGTACTCATCTACGAGGGTCTCGATTCCGTATACAGTTCGTTGGAACTCTTCTTCAATCACATCACTCCATAGGTGGATTTGTCCATATTCGTCCAAAGAATAATAGACAGGAATTGATATGAATGCTGTTTTTAGGACATCATGGGATTGTAGATTTTCGAGTGTGTTTTGGTCGTTGTAGTTTGCCATTTGTTTGTTTTTACAAAGATAATAAATTATAGTGAAACAACATGAAATATTTTTTTTCCAATCAGAATCATTTCTTGACCCATTGGTGTATCCAATGTTTGAATCTTTGGATTGATATACAGGTCACAAGAAACAGATATTGGATTGACTCCGATACCTGTCTTCTCACCATCCAATAAAAATTCTCGGAATGTATCTTTATTCACAAGATTGAAAAATAACTCTATATCCCAAATAACATAAATCTCTTGTTGATTAGGTAAAATAAAGGTTATTACTATTTCATATTTCCTGTCCATTTTCTTCTTTTTTTGGAATGTATTCGAAGGTATAAGTTGTTCTATAACCTGCAAACCATCTTGTTTTAATCAAATCTTTTTCATAAGAATCCTTATTCTCTTTCTTGGATATAAAGGTCCAATTAGGATTTTTAGACCTTCTATAAATAAGAGATGGATGAGTTGTTGTACCTCTGAATCTTAATCCCTTATTGGTATAATATTTACCACAGAACTCAGATAGAATTGAACCAAGACCAAGTCCTTGAAATTGTGGAAGAATAACCAATCTATGTTCCTTTCTCATATTCTTAACGGTAGGATGTGGGAAGTTCAAACACGCATTGAAACCACAAAGATGACCGTCAATGAACATAACGAATTTTTCAGATGAGTTATTAATCCTATGACTTAGATAGTGATACTTTCCAAAAATATTCCAGAGTCCTTTATAAGTTGACTTATAGATTTCAATTCTGTGTTGGACTTTTTTTTTTGAGGGATAACAAATTCCATTTTATTTGTATCGAATATCCAATCGGGATTCATAGATTCTACTATATCCTGATGGCAAGATATACCAACAAATTTCTTTCCGAGTTTTCTAACCTTATTGGAGAATAATTCAGAACCATACTTTGCGGTAACACGGTCAACAACAGAAGTAAATTCATCATAAACAATAAGGTCTTTATCCATCAATAAAGAATAACATAAATCTACTCTCATTTTCTCACCCATAGATAAAACTGAATATGGTTTCAACCAACTTGGTGGTGAAGAAAAACCAACTGATATGAGAGTTTGAATTATCTCATCAATAGTTTTATTCTTTGGGAAATCATCAATAACAGAGTTCTCAGAAAAAGACAAATCAGAAACAATATCATCACCGAATAATTGTTTTGCGATTGTTGTTTTTCCTGTTCCTGAGTCACCGACAATGAGACCTACATTCCAATCGAAATCTAAGTCAATATCACCGATAAAACTCTCAACGATTTTATCACCCTGTAAATCAAAATACTTGATAATCTGACCTACTCTCTCGGTCTTCTGATATTCGTGTTCTTTTACAATTTCAAATTTCATAGTAAATTATTTATTCGTTTGGAAAAATTTTATTAAAGTTTTCATCATCCGCTAACTTGAAGTATTCATCCATCTTATCAATCCAAGTTCTATCTCCTGTCTCTATGAAAGAATAGAACCTATCGAAGATTCTTACATACTGTTTCATAGAAATCTTTAACTGATGTGATTCAATAAGGGATTGTGTTGCTTTTAGTGCTGCTTGTCTCGCTATGACTATTGAAGAATAGTCCCTCAGGATTTGTGTGTTACTCATTTTAATAGTTTTTATAAAGGTCACATAAATGTTGTTCGTATGCTGCTCTTTCAGCTTCTTTTTTTTCTTCTAACCAAATCTCATAATCCATATCCAAGTCATCAGGATAAGATGTATCATCGAAGTCCAATTCGAAGATAGTGTCCAATAGTTTTTTTGTTTGTCCCATAATGTGTTTTTTTTATACTACAAAGATAGGTGAAGTAGAGTATAGTATCAAGTAAAGATACAAAAAAAAAGGGACTTCCTAAAAAGAAAGTCCCGTTATAATGGATAAAAATAAATAAGTGAGGTGAGAAAAAAAAAGATGTTAAATGGGATAAACCTGCAAACTCACCTCACTTATAAATATATTATTGTATCTTGGTAAATCAATTATTTTTATGAAAATTAAGGTCTTGATGGGGTAGGTGTGTTTGTTGGTGTTCCTGTATTGGTAGGTGTGTTTGTTGGTGTTCCTGTATTGGTAGGTGTGTTTGTTGGTGTTCCTGTATTGGTAGGTGTTACACTCGGAGTTGGTGTTGGTTCAACAATATTATAGATATTAAAAACTAAATCTTGATTTGTCGCTATTGGTCCAGGGATTTCAGCAAATCCACTACCAAAATCACCATCAAACACTTTTGACCCACCTACAAAATAATCTATGTGAGCAGAACCTTGAACAAGAAACATAAATACAGTTCCTGTTTGAGAACCAGTACCATCATTTATTGTTGTATATGTTCCTGTAATATCGGGACTTCCCGCACCAAGTGGAAATGTTCCACCCGTTATTGTAAAAGTAGTTGATTGGTTTGGTGCTGATGATATACTTGTTATTGTTGTATCAACACCGCTCTTCATACTTATTGTGAATAGATTCGCCATATTTTTTTATGTTTTTATTTAATTTAATTTATTCAATATTCAACAGGTTCAACAATTAAATCATCTTCCATTTCTATGTATGATTTAATTTTTTCGATGTGACCATCCATAAATGATACATCGTGAACCATTCCTGTTTCCTCATCCACTTCGTGAATGATGTCCTTGAAATCTTCCACAAGTGATATTGCTTCCACCATTTCATCTTCACTCACCGATTCGTTTTCGATAACTTGTTTTTCAATTTCAAACACTCTGTCTGCAACAAGTGCTGCGGAACGAACCATACCAATTGTTTCTTCATCCAGTCCCATATCGATGAAGTGTTTGAATAGTTCGACCGCAACAGGGCAGATATCAAAGTGTTTAGGTCTAACACCATATATGTTGAGGTCCTCTGCCAATACTATTGGACCTGAGGGAACAATAACCTTTGACGCACATTCTTTGTACGCTTGTTTGTAATCAATACCTTGTGCTTTCTTTTTAGTGATACACATACCGAGTGCGGAGTCCTTTGGAATGTCTCCAAATTCTTCGAGTCGTGCCCAATATTTATAATAACTGTTGAACGAATTCAAACAGTATCCCATCCTCTCTTTCATGTTTGGGAACTGACTTCTCATCTTTCCGTTCTTTGAACAACGAGATAAATAGTTTCCCCTGTTCTCGTTCTTTTTTGGTTGTAGAACAAACAAATCTTCTTTGGACATTTTCTCTCTTAATTTAGAATAACATACCGCAACTCTCTGTGCATTATCAGGAAATTCATCTGAGATTGCTCTCGCACATCTTGAAATGTAATCCTGTTCTAATTCTCCTTCTTTCGGTTTTGGTATCGGCATATCTGTCTCGTTTTATTTTATTTATAATCCACAACAATAGTAAGTTGGGTCAGCGTAGTAAACCATACCAGGGAATCTTACATTCTCGATGGAGTTATACCATTGACCATTATTTAAGTGGATGCCACTATAATAGTTCTTGCCCAAGTGCGGCTGTAAACCATCACGAGTTGTCCAAGAATATACCTCAGGATAATTGTTTGAATTGAATATCAATTCTTGTATCATTCGTTGTTCAAAGAATTGACTCCTATCATCCGCTCTCGTTTGCATATACTCCATCTCTTTGATGGTAACAGTATTCTCAGCACCCGTAACTATGCCGTTATTTTTTATACGCATGAAAATCGATGGCAACGCCTCGGCATACGCGGCCCAGATGAGCATTGGTTGAACGAAATATTGAAGAAAGTTATTGTTGATATCTGTGAGTGTTGAACCTGATACTTGTGTTAGAAGAGTTCTATAATAGCGGGCACCGATGATATACTCTAACTTCGTCTGTTGCACAACGCCAATAAACGGCAAAAGAACTGAACTGGTAACATTTTGGTCAATGTCGCTAAAATTTTTCAGCTTGTTTTCGCTCACGAGGAGTATGTTCTGTGGGATTAGTGCTTGACTCATTCTGTTATATTTTCATTCAAATTTTTATTCTCATCAACTGAGACATCTTTCTTCTCATCGATTTCCTCGACCTTAATTGGTGCTTTGTCTGCAATCGTAACCATCTCAAATTGGTCTACTTCAATCTCCGCAGGTTTACCATCACGGAGTAATAATAATCTTTCGTATACACTTTTCACTTCTCGCTGCAAAGGTTTGATTACTAAATTAAAAAAGTGGTCCTGAGCTTCAAGGTGGTCTGGATTGCCCAACTGACCAGGAGTAACAATTCCCAATAATTCAGGTGATGAAATTTGATGTGCAGTTAAGATTGCTTGTTGAACCATATCATTAAGTTCTGTCCACATTGAATCAGAACCGTTATGTGGTATGGGTTCTATGGTTGGCGCTTGGTCCTTTCCGTCGCTGAATGTAAGAAATAATTTGCCCGATGTGTTACTTCCCGCATATTTTGCGAGAAGGTTATTATAGATTTGTTCGCGCTGTTCAGGGTCTGGCACGCCTGAATTGATACCAACAAAAAGTGATGGAGATAATCCATTAACAATGTTGTTGAAATGCCAGTTGAATATTTCGATTTGAGTAGAAATTGCGGTGGCAGCACCCCAAAAAGTTGGTGTTGAATAATAGTTATTTCCTGCGGAGTGAGTAGAATATACAAAAACCTGACTTGGTTCTTCTGTATTTGGATTGAATGCTGGCAATTTACGAGGAACGAATTTCTTCGGGAATGCCCAATCCGCACAATAGTACCAGTTATTTATTCTGTCGTGAAAATCAGATTTTTCTGCTCTCAATTTAGACATATCCATGTAATACATTTCGAATCCCATAGACCTATCACGACGCCATACACAATTTATTGCGAACGAGCCATAGAGCAGGAAGTCGAGAATCGTCTTATTCCATAGGTCATACATCTTGTCTCCAAGAGAATTAACCATTACCAGTCTATCATTTTCTCCCGATGTTAATTTAATATCTTCTCCTCTCGTTCCATACCACTTTGAAGTAATACATGCGCGATGCGTTGGAGAAGTATTGTATAAACGAATAAGTTCCTGAGGTGCAAGGTTCGCAACCCCGTAGTACACCCATGGCGTTCTTGTGTTTACGATTAAGTTCTCCTCAATTAGAGGCACCTGTGCGGGTGCAAAATCGAAAACTTTTAGGATATTATTTTCATTTACAGATTCGTTCATATTCATAAATATATCTTTTTTTATTCATCTTCGAGTGGACCAGGATATTCTGATAACGGTAAAGATTTTACCCATTCGTTCTCAGGATAAATTGAGTTATCAATTTCCTCAACGGAAATAAACCAATCGAGATTAACATCCTGTATTGGATTAAAATAAACATCAGGACAAACCAATTTTCCAATTAGAGAATCCTTTTGTTCAACTGTTAATACTGCAATCAATTGAGTCATAACTAATATGTATTTCTTCCAAGAGTTGTTTGGAATGTGTTTATTATTGAAGATAGAGTTGATTGTTGTACTTCACTCAATCCATATCCAATAGTAACAAATCTATATTCATTTCCATAATACTGAATAATTGTTCCTGCATTGTTTAATGCCCCGATTAATAATTCTTGATTTGTAGAACCTGTTGCTGCTCCACTATTGGTTATCACAATACTACCGTTTCTATAAAGATTTTGGAAAGTTGTTGCAGTAGTGGAAATTAGATTCAATCCACTTGTTGTTGCTGATGTTGTGCTAACAATACCCGCAGTATCTAATCCATAATAATAATAGTGATTGTTATCACCACCATTTGATATCAAGAAGTTTGTTGAACCGTCAGCATAACCCAAATATGTCTTCGAGTTGACTGCTGTGTTATCTCTCATATAGACAGACAAGTGGTTATCGTTTGGAGTAATTGTATTTCCTGATAGATATGTGTTGGCGTATCCGTTATTACCGTTGAAGGTAACACCTGAAGCATTGAATGTAACACCACCATTGAAGACCAATCTGTATGCACCATTTGTGTCTTGTGGGTCAATTGCATTGAATTTACATCCACTACTATTACCACCCAAGAATGGATACATCGCAATCATTTTCGTGTTCAAACTGTTAGACCATAAACTTGTAAATAATGTTTGTGTAGCGGCAGAAACTGTTGATGTAATACCTGTAGCACCTGCGTTAACAATAGCGGTCAAATAATCATTCGCTTGTGTAAGACCTGCTGGTGGAGTTGCTGTTGGAGTTGGTGTAACAGACGCCGTTCTTGTAGGAGTTTGTGTCTGTGTTGGAGTTTGAGTATTAGTTGGTGTTTGTGTTTGTGATGCGGTTATACTTGGTGTTGGTGTCTGAGTTTGACTTGCTGTAATTGTAGGAGTTTGTGTCTGTGTTGGAGTTTGAGTATTAGTTGGTGTTTGTGTTTGTGATGCGGTTATACTTGGTGTTGGTGTCTGAGTTTGACTTGCTGTAATTGTAGGAGTTTGTGTCTGTGTTGGAGTTTGAGTATTAGTTGGTGTCTGAGTTTGACTTGCTGTAATAGACGGTGTTGGAGTTTGTGTTTGACTTGCTGTAATTGTAGGAGTTGGAGTAGGGGTTTCAGTATTAGTTGGAGTTTGTGTTTGACTTGCCGTAATAGACGGTGTTGGTGTCTGAGTTTGACTTGCTGTAATTGATGGTGTTGGAGTTTGGGTCTGAGTTGTAGTATTTGTTGGTGTGTTAGTTGGAGTTTCAGTATTAGTAGGAGTTTGTGTAGGGGTAGCAGTCAATGTGGTTGTAGTAGTAGGTGTAGGTGTTTGAGTATTTGTTGGCGTTGAAGTTAATGTAGTTGTTGTAGTAGGCGTAGGTGTTCCTGTTCTCGTTGGTGTTTGAGTTGGTGTTTGAGTTGGTGTCGGAGTAAATTGTTGTGTCGGTGTATTCGATGGAGTTATTGTTGGTGTAACAGTTTGAGACGCAGTTACACTTGGAGTTGGTGATGGTGGATTTAATTCATCAGGAGCGAATATAATATTGGAATCATCTTCATCATTGGAAATGAATTCCATAAAGTAATCATTCGTAGTGTTTGCAGATTGTGCAATCAACAACGCAATACCTGACTCCACGAGGTTGTATGCATACACTGGGTCAAGATTCCCACTACCAGCGGGCTGCTCCCAAATTCCATAGTTGTATTGCCCTGTGTAAGGAAATGCAATCTCACCAGGATTTTGTCCTTCAATAAATTCAAACTCGTCATATCTAACTCTATGTGTTGAGATGTTAGATAAAATCATTGTTACTCTTCTTTTTGAGAAGATATGTGTAAACGAGAATAACCACTCAGGATTCGCAAGTTCTGCGTTCTGAGAAACGGTTACAACAATCTTATTTAATTGGTTTGTTTTTAGAAGAATCATCTCGATAAAAAATAATCACAAGGGGGTATTAATCCCCCCTGTGATTGTATAGAAAATTTATTAAGCGGATACCACCGTGATACCTGCAACAACTGATGATAAAGGACCACTCAGTTCACACATCGGGTTCTGTTCCAACGCTTGGAAGGTAATATTATACCCCTGAGCGTCGCCCAGTGCCTTGCCCGTAACTGATGAACCAGCACTCACGAATGAACCATATACTTCGCCAAGCAGAAAGTACTTACCTGTATTATCTTCCATTACGATTGATAGTTTTGGAGATTGAGCAAGTGTTTTCAAAATATTTCTTTTCGATTGTTCTAACTTAGAGAAAAATGTTACCAATTCTTGTGTGTAGAACACAGTTCCATTTTCAAGTGACGCATTTACCGTCTCAGTATATTGACTTGAAGTACGAATTAATTGAAATTCGTAATAACTTCCAGTTCCACTGATTTGAGTAATTGTATCGCCTGTGTTTTTTGTGATGGATGCGAGATTGTCTTGGTCTGTAATCCATATGGTTTGTACGCCGCCGACTACATCACGGCAACCTAACGCAATTCCACTACTTACATTGCAACTCATTTTATATTGATTTAATTTTTTTAGTTTATTGAAATAATGATTGGGGACGAACCCCAATCATTATGAATATTAAAGACCGTTAGTTACAAAAAACTGCGGAAACGCAATTTGTGTGCCCAGTTTCCATGCGGCCATCACGCGGACTTCTTGAAAATCAAGTGAAAACCAACTACGATATGTATCTTCGTCGCTCATAAGGTCAACGCCAACTAACCAATATTGCTGCGGTGCTGCTGCGATTAAGTTCGAACCATTTAAGCCCGGCACGCCTACAACTTTATACTGTGTTTGAGGATGGAATGTTTCATACACTTGACCTAATGTTGGTTCAGTGAAATGGAAGTTATTCACCTGACGAATCGACTTCAAATAGCATTTGAATTGCTGCTCGGACATGAAAATTATAATGTCTTCACGAGAATAGATATTTCTATCTAACGCTTCGATTATGTTATCTACTTGTTCAAGAACTCTTTCTGCTTTGTTTTGAATTGTTGCTCCTGTTACAGAACATAATGCTGTTTGACCAGTTAATTTAACAACACCAGCAGTGTTATTTACCAACTCAATGAATCCTGAGAAAGTTGAAGAACCACTTGTTGCATTCCAAAGCAAATCTTCGTTATAACGCTTTATCTGACGGGTCTGCAAATCAATTATCGCCTGTTCAAACGGCGCATTTTCATTGTATGACCCTGCATTCAAATATTGACCTAACCATACTTCATTTAAGGTTTGTAAACAAAGTGAAGTGTTAACTTTCAAACTTTGAACTGTTAATGGAGCAACAGTAAATGTTGTTGTTCCAGAATTTTCCCAACCACAAGTTGTTCCTGTTTGTACTACTAATGTTTCTGAAAGTAAGTTAACATTTTGCGTCCCCTTTATGCCAGGAATTGTATTTACATACTTCATGGTCTGTGGTGTAAGGACTGCCTCAGAAATGATATCAGATGAAAGTTGGTCTACATAATTTGCCAAGCCCGACAAATCGTAGTTAAATTTCATTTTGGATAATTTGTTTTTCATTTTATTATCTATTTTATTTTTTGTTTAGTTTCTGTTTAGAGCTGCTTTCAATCTCTTGAATGACTCTAATTTATCTTCTGTTTTCGAGAAGTTTTCGTTTATTGTTTTTTGTGTGAACACTTTTTGACCTGCTGGTTCACTTGAAAACTTTTGGAAATTACCTTCAAGTTCTTTTTGTTTAGCAGAGATTTGGTCAATTTTTGACTCGATTTTTTTGAGTGCTTGAGAGAATAATTCTGCCACTTCTTCAGCAGACATCATATCATCTTCCATATCCTCAACTTCTTTTTCCGCTGCTGATTCATCTGCTTCGTCTACACCTTGAATAGAACCACCAACAATGTTGATTTTCTTTCCATTCTCAGCTTCGTAAACTCCATCTGTTATTGCTGTAAGAGTTCCATCATAGTTAACGAGTTTCACCATCAAACCAACCATTGGTTCTTCACCTTCAACTCTAACTACCTTTCCGTCTTTCATCTTAACATCAGCGAACTTCTCAGACATATTCTCATCCTTGATTGATTCTTCTTCTTTCTTGTCTTCGAGTTTTGCGTCAGGCATTGCACCCATTTTAATTTTGGATACTTTTCCTTCTTCATCAACTTCGATTTCAGAACCATCATCGAGTTTGTGCGTTCCAGCGGGAGCGGGTATCATACCCTCATCCGTTGCGACATAGATTGGAGCACCCAACTCCAACTCACCATCAATTTTAACTGCAATTCCCTGGTCGGTTTTCGCTTCATAAAATTTTTGTGTAGTTAGATTTAGGATTTTCATAATCCTGTCTAATGCTTGTTTACTATTCATCTGTTATTGATTTAAGTATTTGCTTTATTTGGTTTATTTGTTTGTCTTCTTTTGAGAAAACAGATTTGTTACCGAATAATCCTTCTACGGAAAATCCAGTTAACATATTATCTTTTACTAATTTCCATATCTTCTTGTCCTCAACTCGCATCTGAACAAACCATGTTCCTGATGGTAGTTCAAAACCATACATATTTGATTTGTCTTTGATAGGGTCTTCTGAAACCCAAGATTCTGTAATGTAAACTTTGTCTGAACCTAACTTAATGCCGTTGTGTTCTATGGAGGTTTCGTCAGTGCGTTTCTGTTTGAGGAAACGGTCTGCCATTTTACGGATTGACGCTTTGGAAAAATATACATAGTACATATTCCCCAAGTCATCGTATCTGTGAATCATTTTGTTTGGCACCATCGCTGCACCCACAAGGATTTGTTTGTCTTCATCCGCAACTGCGAAGGTCATTTTTTCCTTCTCCAATTGTTTCAGTTTTCTTTCTGACCATTTGAGTCCTGCTTCACCACCCCACGCATCATACATCAATTTACCACAACCATCATCATATGATTTTGATTTGGTTAAATCTGTCTTGTGTCTTGATAGGTATGAATACATTCTTTTTAATGTATCCACTGAGATGTTCTCACCTTTTGCAAGTTGAGATGCTCTCTGTTTTCCTACACCTGTACCACAAGAACCCCATCCGTTTTTGTCTGCATATTCAACAGCACTTTTTGCTGCGTTCTTAACACCCTCAGGGTAGTCAGATATTGTATCTGCAAAATCATCCTCAGTCATCTTAATTGGAACACAGTTTGGAACTTCTCTACCATCAAGAATCTTAGTCCCGATTGGTTCATATCCTTCCCAACAAGCATCTTCAAGTCCCATTTCATCTTTCTTAAAAAGATTTGGACCTGTTCTTGGCATACCAGGTTTCCATTGTTTAGATGGATTTGGTGAGTTGATTGTTGTTTCTGTTCTT